TTAAATTACGACAATCTTCCACTCTTTACCGCGATCATCGTTATAATTATCAGTCATTACTTTCGACCTGTGACCTAACAATCGTTGAGTATCCAATCCTTGTTCTCGATAGATCCTTTCAGAAAGAGAACGCTGTTCATGAAAAGTTGGTTCAGCACCTTTCGACCAAGTTATTCCGCATTTATTACGTGCATTTTTAAACGCAGCCGTTAATGAGGTATTTGATATTGCCCCGCCTTTTTTACCTCTAGCAATAGAATGGCGATGGTGAAGTAGGTAAGGGCTAACAACAAGATCCCTACACATGGAGATCACATCACCAAGAGTCATTTCTATGGCATCACACCTCAGCGTTAATGGAATGGCAATTTTTGTCCCTGTTTTTTCTTGCTCAATATGCAGCATTCCATCCCAAACATCAGAGAATTTCATTTTCGTGATATCACCAAGGCGCTGCCCTGTAATTAGAGCTAATAGCATCCCATGCTGTAAGTAATGAGGGTGCATAGCTGCTTGCTGATAGATTGCTTTCCATTCATCCAGCGATAAGCGCTCTCGCTTCACTTTGCTTCTAGGTTTCTTAGTTGCAAGAGCAGGGTTATAACCAGGAGGAACATGGCCGACATGCTGGGCTTCCTTAAAAACATCAACAATCACGGATCTGACTACTTGAGCCATTCGATTATGTCCAAGCGCTTTTACTTCGTCTGTAATTTTAACAACCTCAAGCGCGGTTATATCTTTTAAGGACATCATCCCGCAGTGCTGTTTAAATAAATTTAGAGGCTTAATTTTTTGCTTGTATGAGTTTAGTTTTAATTCGCCTTGGTCCATGCGTTCTTGCTGTATTTCTAAATATTTATCAATCCAATTGGACACGCTAATGCCGATCTTCTTATTTTTAATATTCGAAAGCCGGTCATTGATGCTGAGTATTTGTTTTGTTTGCTGTTCAGCTATGATCACATTTGCTTGAGTAGCTACTTGTTCTGCTTCCTCGGCGTCCGTGCCGAGGCTATGAAACTTACCGGTTAACGGGTGTTTATATTGCCAATAAACCTTTCCGTTTCGTTTATCTAATTTCCGATACAAATTTGGAATAGTGATTTTATGAGCGCGGGGTCTAGCTGCCATCAGATAATATCCTTTGAAGTTTATCGTTTGAGCAATTCGGTAATTGAGGTTTTGAAACAATACCCACCCAGCGGGAATCACGATCGACCATCCATTTCTTACCAACTTTTAATGCTGGTGGTACCATCATGTTCGCTTTCGCATACTTCAATAACACTTGCTTGCTGGGCGCATCATCACCGAATTCCAGTTTTGCCCATGCTTCTAGAGATACCATTCTAGACATAATTACCTCCACATATCTGCCCGCATGCAGACTAAAAATTCAACCACAAACACTCGGTACGCTTTACTGAACCTGCGTGGCCATTTGCTGCAGTTGTCTTTACCTCTTTTCGCCAGCTCGAGAGTTGGCCGTTATATAGATCGTTGTCATAACCACAAATAATAACTTTTCCTGAAAGCTGGCCAGCGACAGTGATTAATTGCTGGTGGCCCCATTCATCCATTTCATACCGATATGTTTCGCTTCTCATGCTCCTTGTTTCATGTAGATAAGGCGGATCAATAAAATGTAAGGTGCTGGTGGTATCATGGTCTTTCATGCACTGAATGGCATCACGATTTTCAATTAATACCCCTTGCAATCTATCCACTACAGCAAGCAGATTTTTCGGTGCACGTGTCCATATTTTTTGTGCTGTCGCTGAATTGCGTTTAGTGTCCAGTCTAAAACCTGTTTTACCTTTCGTTGCACCAGCGCTACCAAAACCCATAGTGGCTCGAACAATCGTTTTACGTGCTCGTTCAATAGAGCAATCAGAAATTTCATAAGCACAATTAAATTCAGTTCGTGAGTAGGGCGTTAATAAGCAAGCATCGATAAGTTTTTCAGCCTGATCTTTATCACGTAGAACGCGAAACAGATTCACTATTTCATCATCTAAATCGTTATAAACTTCAGCTTCCGAGCGAGATTTACGCAAAAGAACTGACGCAGCCCCACCAAATGGCTCAACATAACAACGATGATCTGGAAAGTGACTAATCACCCAAGGGGCAAGTCGATACTTGCCGCCATGGTAGCGAATGAGTGGGTGCTTAATGGTTGTCATGTTGTACCTTCATTTTCTTAATGGCTTCACGAACAGCATTTAAACGACCTTCCATGCGAGCGTATTCAGGATTAGGAACCGAAGGCCATTTGTTGTACCAAGCATCATCACCGAATAATTCAAGTAGCTCACTACCAACAACACAGTCACAACAATCACGTTTAACGTCTTCTGACCTTTCGATTAAATTCCACCAATATCTAGCCTGATCTTTATCTATCTCATCATCCTTGCGTAGTTCGATGACTTGGTTTTTGGCAAATTCAATGTTTGCGGTGTTATCGTCATCTATTGTTGAGCATAGGTTTGGAGCTAACTTCATTATCCAATAGGAATTATCAATGCTTAGAATGAATTCAATCAGTGAGCATCCCATTGAACCCCAAAAATATGACCAAGAATCATTAGATTCGGTTATTGTTACTTGACCTCTATTTCCCCCATAATCCTCAAGATAAACATGAATAGGGTCATGTCGTTTTACACCTGTTATTACTAGCTTAGTAACTTGAGATTGTTCTATTTGCATAATCACACTCGCTTATTACCAGTAAATCATCAATGTAGTAGCTAAAAATGCACCTTTAACACTCTGGTTAGATGGGTAGTAGTATGTTGAATAGCCATCCCGTGGTACCGCTTTGAAATAACCTGATTCAAACTGGTCACACTTTTCCCATTTATCGCGTTCCTTTTCTTCAATTTCCCCAGATTCTATTGCCGCATTAATTACTTCTGCTTTTGAGTGCGAACCTCTCATCATGAGCGTTTTGACGTCATTGGATTTTAAAAACTCAACTTTATTCATATCAGCCACCTAAACAACAATTCTGTAAACTGAGTTCACAGTCTGGATATATCCATCAGCAAGATAAGTATCGATATTGATTACTCGTGATGTTTGAATAGAAGCTCCATCGTAGAATCGATTTTTCTTATCGTTGAAGATTTTCCCGTAAGCGCCATAGCCGTAGATTTCTTCAAGCTTTAGATCGGCATCATACTGAGGAGTAATCCCGGTCAATTGGTTATAGCGATGAATAAACATGGCTCGAGCTTGAACTGGCAGCATTGGGTTTACAGTGATCAGGTCGCTTGCTGGGATTCCTTCAAGAATTGGCCATTGGTTATCACCATCCACATCTAAATCACGGCGTTCTGTTGCAAGCATTGTTAGATCCGCATAGTGAACGACATCACTAATCACTGTTGGTAAGTTCCATTTATCGCAAATAACAGACTGAATATTCTTTTCGATTGCTTTATATTCCGGCAGCAGAGCTTTTAATGGCGTTGGCAGGTCACGGCAATAAGCCTCAGCGGCATCATGTAGCAATGCTTCTAACGCGTACTCAGGCGGTACAATCTGGCTAACATGAACCGAGTGCTGTGCAACAGAATAGAAAGAGTCAATTTGACCCGCGAAACGACATTCGTTAGATAATCCCTGTGCAATATCTTCGATAGAAATATCTTCCGCACAGATATTAATGAAATCGAAATGCTTGCCAGTGAACGTTGAGATATAAGACATAATTAAATACCTTTGTTTGCTTCAATCGAGTTATAGGCAGACTTCATTTCTTGATAAAGTTTATTGCTATTGCGAGCCTTATAGAGCTCGATCCATTTATCCCAGTTGTCCACTACAGCAGCCCATTGTGGTGAACATGCTTTCATTTTGTGCAACTCACTTTCTAGTTCAGGCACCGCTTCCAGTAGTCGAATACAGCGACCAAAATCAGACGGATCCCAAGGATAGTTATGAGAAACACTAAACTGACCTGAAAGAATAGAAGCCATGTATTTTGAACTGGCTCCAGTATCATCACTCGCCAACCAAGCAGTAAGACCCATACCACTGGATGCTTTGACAATAGGCTTTTTGAATTCATCACAAATCAAATTAGCAGCATTAATAATGGCATTCATATAACGAGGTTCAGCAGGGATGCCGGATATTTGGTTTTCCAGCTCAGTTGAAATAGCGGAAATTAATCCAATTTGGTTAATTTGCATAATTTATTACTCCACAAAATTTAGATAATAAGAGTCCGTCTCTTAATAAAGAGAATTAAATTCCTAGGTGTTGGATAAATTATTTAAAGCTTGGCTTCTTTGCCAAGTGAATCAATTAATACTTTTATTAAAATATTTAACTCTGAAACAATTAAGAAGAAATCAGCGTCAAAGCGTTGGTTGTAATTTTCCATTCCAATATCATCATTAGTTTCTAAAAATGCAGAATCAAATTTAATTTTGGAAAGAATAAAACTATCATTAATACAGAAGGTGATTCTGTCCTCATAGTTCAATGATAATTTAGTTACCAGCTTACCCGCTTCAATATTTGACTGAATTTCATCAGAGACTAAATCTTGTTTTGAATATTTAGCAATTCCACCTTCTTCAAGAATAGCTTTCATTTCTGATTGCTCACCAAACACAAAGCCTTTTGGTAATTGCCCACTTCTAACCCATTCAGTTAGTGTTAACTCAATTGGGTCTTGCACTGTTAATGGAACAACGGGCAAAGAGCCAATGGATTTACGGATCATTGCGAAGCAATCCTCTGCGCGGCGAGGCGACGAAACTAGCGCAGCAATAAAACCATCCTCAATATTCACCCATACATCGAAACGGGCATATTTAGAGAACGCACGAGGCAGAAGGTCATGAATCACTTCATCTTTAATCGATTGGCGCTCAGTTTTCTTTAGCTTTCTTCCTTGATCCGCTTCTAGTTTTTCAACCTTTTTATTTAATGCATCATTAATAACTGGGGTTGGTAGCATTTTCTCTTCTTTAAAAAGAGAGATTAACATTTGGTTGTTAACTTGATGAGTTAAGCAATCTGATTTACCGATGCCAAGTGGTGGAATAAAACCAAATCGCGACATGTCCAGCGAGCCACAAGGTTCGTATTTAAAATGTGATAACTGTTCTTCAATATTACTTAAATCAATATCACGAGTAAGGCGATATATAACTAAGCTTTTTACATTAAAAATGCTCATGAGATAACCCTCATTAATTTGTAATTAACTCCACAATATAAATAAGACCACTGACAGTAATTAAGTACATATTTACCCGTATGGACTGACGCCAATGGTCTTATTTATATTTAGAAAAAGCGGCGGCATGGCACCGCCCAAAATTATCAATAACTACTAACTAGCACTGGCATTATTATTTTCAGCTTGGATCCGAAGATAAATTTCTTCGCGGTGAATACTTGTATCTTTTGGTGCTTCGATACCAATCCGCACTTGGCATCCTTTAATTCCCAAAACAGTGACTTTGACATCATCACCAATAACAACGGTTTCACCGACACGACGAGTTAAAATAAGCATTCCACTAATTACTCCACATAGTTGATTAGTTGGTTGCTGGTAAGCCTAGCCCTGCGTTGCAGATCTCAGTTTGCTCGTAAATATCATCTTCGATTCTTACCAGCTTTTCTTTGAGTTCTGCGTAGGCAGCGTTAAGGCTTTCAAGTTTTTTAAGTGCAGCAGCTTTCTCCAAAATCCACGCATGAATTTCATCTGTGGACATTGGGTTGTTAAAAGTAACGATTGGTTTTGTGTGCATGACGACCTCCTAAGTTGTCTTAGATATAAACTAATTCAACTTAGGATTTGTGTCAATATGAAAATCTAAGAAAACTTAGAATTTAATTGAATGGATACTTATAGCTCATACTGGACACCACGAACTAGACCGACTATTTCGCAGTTACCATTGATAGGAATGTTGTTATAACGAGGATTTAAAGGCATCAAAAATTTGTTTGGGCCATCTACAACATAACGTTTTACCGTTACTTCGTCAGAGCCTTGTAGTCTAGCGACTACAAATTTCCCACTTACAATTTCAGCTTCAGGATCGACAATTACAGTTGAGCCTTCAGGTATAGATGGCAAGCCATACGGGTTAGTCATGGAATCACCAATGACACGCAAGGCAAATGACAAAGGGGATACCCTAAGTGTGGTTTCTATAAATTCAAGGTCTTCATCATATATCTGATTTGGAGCGTAATCAGTGAAATTACCAGCTTGAACATAGGATAGTACAGGTACTTTCTGTGCACTGGTTATGATATTCGATGATTGTTTAGATGGAATACCATACAAAATATACGCTTCAGTCGTATTGAAATATCGAGCTAATTTCAAGAGAGCATCACTTCTAGGGGTGTTTAGGTCTTTTTCCCAATACCCCACAGTAACATCTGATACGCCACAATACTTACCAAGATCTTTCTGGGTAGTTTTAGTGATGTTTCTGAGTGCCTTTATTCTGCTTCCAATAGTGCTTTGGGTATTACTCATATACAAATCCATTTTAACTAAACCTAAGTTATCTTAGTTTTTATTGACCAAACATAAATTAGCAATTATTATCTAATCTAACTTAGATCTAGGGGGTGTTATGACAACTGAACAGATTGAAAAATACTTTGGCACTACTAATAAAATCGCAGAATTTTTTTGTATTAGCCCTGAAGCATTCTATCAATGGAAAAAACGACCAAATCAATTAATCCCAAAAAACCGAGCTATGGAAGCGGATTATAGAACAAATGGCGAATTGAAATATAACTCAGCGCTTTACCAAAACAGTACCAAAAGCAACTAACAGAGTTAACTACAAACAAAACAACGGAATTGTAGATATGTGCAAACAAACACTAAAAGAAGTCGTGAAAGAGATGTGTAAAGCATTTCCTGGTGGACGTTCGGCAATGGCGGGTGCATTGGGTATTTCTGAAACAACGTTCAACAACAAACTGTATGAGAAAAACGGCTGTCGCTTTTTTGAAATTGATGAGCTGGAAGCGATTGAAGAGTTATCTGGTACTGAATTGCTGGTGGCTTATCACATGGAACGCCACGGAATCACGCCAGCGGTGAAAATCGAAGCAGAGAGCTTAGATACAGTTGAGTTGTTCGATATTCAAATGCGCTTGGGTGCAATGCAAGGGGCGCTAAGCGTCTTAATCAAAGACAGTATTTCTGATGGCGTTCTAACACCGGATGAAACTAAGGCTATCTATCGAAAAATGGAGAAAGTCTTTGCTTATGCGCTTGGGTTTGTTGGTTCTTTAGAAAGTGTTTACGGGATTAAACAATGATGAGCATAGCTAGAAAGGGTGACGCCCAGATATGCGGTCCGGGCGTCGGGGTCGCTAAAAACATTTGTGGAGTAATTAGCATGAGTAGCTTAGCAAATTTAACGAGTCGCCCGCAAGTACGAGCTTCAATGCGCGGTAACCGTTTCGTCTATGAGATTAAATTATCAAATGGTTACCAAGAAACCAACTACAAGTTTGTTGAGTGGTTGGTAGGTGATTTTAATGCAAGCAAGCAGGTGAAGGCATGACAAATACATTTGACATCGTTCAGGCTATGTCAGGGCATAAAAACGTAATTGTTATTCCTGTGCCTTATCTTGAGTTCTTCAAAGGGGATCAGCAGGCTCACGCGTTAGCGGCTGTGCTTAATCAACTTGTGTTTTGGTCTGGAATCTCATCCAGTGCAGGTGACGGTTGGTTTTATAAGAGTCATGAGGAACTGGCTGACGAGATTAAAGGCTTATCGGGTGAAGAACAGTCACGTCGATTAGTGGATAAACTGCGCAAAAAATATTTCCCGGGCATCATTGAAACGAAAACTAAGAAGGTCAATGGTACTCCAGTGACGCATTATAAATTAGATGGAAATGCGCTTATCTCAATGATTTTCCCGTCAATTTCTGAAACGTCGAAAGTGCGGAATGAAAACGTCGAAAGTGACGATTCGAATCGTCGAAAATGCGGAATGGAAACCGCAGAAATGCATAATCATGGAAACGTCGAAAATGCGGATTCCTATCTTTATACAGATCTTAACTCAGATAAAAACTTACAGATCAATAAAACCCCTTCGTCGCAGAATTCTAACGAATCCAGCGACACGGCTGTGAATGATATTTCTAGTAAAAATTTAAATTCAGCGGTATCGAGTGCGAATGGCCAACTGTGGGGAACGCTTGAAGATTTAGAGACAGCCCAGTGGATGTTTAAGCGTGTTCAAGTGATTAACCCTACTCAGAAAGCCCCTAAGTGGTTTGATTGGGCAAATGACATTCGCTTGATGCGTGAAATTGATGGCCGCACTCATGAACAAATCTGTGCGTTGTTTGACTGGGCTAGTCGGGATTCCTTCTGGCACAAGAATATTTTAAGCACGAAAAGCCTGCGCAAGCATTTTGACACCCTAACAGTTAAGAGCCAAGAAAGCCCACACACTGCGAAACAGCAAGCTGCAACCCACAATCCGGAATGCGACAAAGCTTACAAGCGTTTTTTAAGTCAGTCGTTACCAATTAGAAACCCATCGGAACTGGAAATATTGGTTTGCAGAGAGGCAAGCAATGCGGGTGTTAAGCGTATGCAACCGGATTGGGCGCAAAAGAAATGGGTAAGTATTTGGAATGAATGTGAGCAGCGTTTAGGGGGGACAGCATGATGCGCAGTGAAGCTAAAAAAATCTATGGTACTAACGTTTTTGGCATTGTCGCCATGTTGCATCAGCTGCGCCGCTGGTGGGCTATTCGCGAGTTGCGTGGGTGTTGGAATGATTCTCGAAGTGGATTAGTTGCATGTAGAAAATTCAATCACTTAAATTCGGTATCAGAACATTTCAATGTTCANCAGCGTTATAAGCGGATTCGTATGTTTGCGAAAGCCCACCAGCAGCGAGGTACTATCTGATGATTAATGTATCAAGCTTTTCTGGTGGTCGCACTTCAGCGTTTATGGTCCATTTACTTGAACGAAAGGCCGCTAAAGAACATTTCACAATTAAACATGTCTTTATGGATACGGGTGCGGAACATCCTAAAACCTATGAATTCATCCGTAATGTTGCCAAAAACTGGAATATTGACCTTGTTTGCTTGCGACTAGTTATTGATCCGGAACTTGGAAAAGCCAACACCTATAAAATTATTTCAGTTGATGACATTGGGCATGACTTACAGCCGTGGATAGATGCTTGTAGTAAATACGGTACTCCGTATGTACATGGTGCTTTTTGTACTCGAACGATGAAAACAGAGGTTTTCACTCGTTACTGTAAAGAGACTTACGGTGAGTACCACACATGGCTAGGCATTAGAGCTGATGAGCCAAAGCGATTAAAAGAGCGTGAGGGTGTTTCATATCTTGCTGATATCAGCGAAGTTGANAAACAAGACATTCTTGACTGGTGGGCTGAACAACCTTTCGATCTAGATTTACCTGAGCATTTGGGTAACTGCGTTTTCTGCGTAAAAAAA